GGGACCACTTGGCTTAGCACCAATGCAGAGCTTACCTTGCTTTATGGCGCATTGGTTGAGGCGTACATCTACATGAAAGGTGAACCTGATATCATGGCGATGTACACGCAGCGCTTTGACCAGAGCCTAGCTGCGCTCAAGAACTTCGGTGAGGCCAAGGAAGTCACGCAGGATTATCGTGTGGGGCAGATCATCCGAGGTAAGCAGTGATGTTTTTGCTGGATGTGAACGTTCCGGATACGCCTATCGTCAAGGTCCATACGACTGAAGGTCGTGGGTTCACGCCAGAAGAAGTAGCCGCGCGCTGCGCTGACAAGATCGTAGCGGTGGCTGATAGCGCTCCTCCGGTTATCCGGGACCAAGCAAAAGCGTACAAAAAGAGCGTAGAAGCGGTAGTTGCGCACTATATAAAAGAAGCCATTCGCAGTGACCGCACAACTGTGTATAATGCGCTAATAGACGCAGGGCATCCTGAACTGGCTGCCGCAATAAGGAGACTCTGATATGGCCATTAGCCAAGCGATGTGCACGTCGTTCAAGCAAGAACTGCTTGAGGCCCAGCACGATTTCCGCTCCGGCGGGCATACGTTCAAGTTGGCGCTGTTTACTAGCGCGGCGACGTTGGATGCGACCACTACGCAGTACACCACCACGAACGAAGTTGTGGGTACCGGCTATACCGCGGGTGGCGGCACGCTGACGAACGTCAACCCCACAACGTCGGGAACCACGGCGTTTACGGATTTTGCGGACCTGACGTTCTCGTCGGCTACAATCACTGCCAACGGGGCCCTGATCTACAACACCACCACCGGTGGTGGGACCGGAACGACTAACGCCGTTGTTGTCTTGGCCTTTGGGGGCGATAAGACGTCTACAAACGGGGACTTCACCATTCAGTTTCCGACCGCTGACGCCAGCAACGCCATCATCAGGATCGCTTAACCGATGCCCATCCTCGCAAATCGCGCCCGAATGTCCACCGCGACGACGGGGACGGGGACTATTACTCTAGGCACTCCGCAACTGGGGTATCAGTCGTTTGCCTCCGCAGGCGTGTCTGACGGGGACACGGTTCGGTATGCGATTGACGACGGCAACAACTGGGAAATCGGTACAGGCGTATATACGGCCTCTGGCACTACTCTGACGCGCAATGTGTCTGAGAGCAGCAATGGTGGCGCGGCCATCGACCTATCTGGTACAGCGTTCGTGTTTCTTACCGCTGGTAAGGAGGAACTGCAGTTTGCTGCGGATATGGACCAGAGTGTGGCTACGACGGATAGCCCCACCTTTGCTGGTACCACGATCAACGGCAACATCACGGTTACGGGTACGGTTGATGGGCGCGATGTTGCCACTGACGGCAGCAAACTGGACGGGATCGAGGCCGGTGCTGATGTAACCGACGCGACAAATGTGGCGGCCGCTGGGGCCCTTATGACCTCCGGCGGGACGATGACGGGCAACCTCATCCTGAACGCTGATCCTACGACCGCGTTGCAGGCGGCTACCAAGGAGTATGTGGACACCGTCGCAGCAGCAAGCCTGCACTACCACTCCCCGGTTCGTGTTGAATCGCCGATTGCTTTGAACGCGACCTACAACAACGGTACGTCGGGCGTTGGCGCTACACTGACCAATGCGGGTACGCAGGCAGCGCTTGTCATTGACGGCATCACGTTGAACGTAAACGACCGGGTTCTGATTTATGAACAGACCGCCGCAGCCCAAAACGGCATCTACACCGTCACTGATGTGGGCTCCGGTAGCACCAACTGGGTTCTGACCCGGGCTACGGACGCAGACAGCTACGCCCCCAGTGACCCCGACTCGCTTGGTCAGGGCGACGCCTTCTTTGTCCAAGAGGGCAACACCGGCGCTGGTGAACTTTATGTTATGAACACTGAAGGTACGATTACCTTCGGAACCACGGCCATTAACTTCGTTCAGATTTCGTCGGCCGCCATCTACTCGGCCGGTAACGGGATCACGTTGACCGGTACGGTTTTCTCGGTTGCCGCAGGCTCCGGATTAACGCAGGAATCGGGTGGCCTAGCCCATGCCGATACCTCGTCGCAAACGTCGGTCGACAATAGCGGCAATACGTTCATTCAGGACATTACGCTGGACGGGTTTGGCCACGTTACTGGGCTGACATCGGCCACTGCGGTCATCAACGATGGTACGCTGACCCTTGCGACTTCCGGCATTGCCACTGGGTCGCAGACCTTCACGGCTAACCAAGGTACGAACGCCACCTTTACGGTGAGCGTGCCCGGTACAGATCTTACCGTTACGCCCGGGACCACTGCCGGACCCACTATCAACTCTTCTACCGGTGCAGATGTCGTTATCCCATCGGCCAGTGTGTCGGCGTCAGGTATCGTCACTACTGGCGCGCAGACCTTTGAAGGTTTGAAGACCTTTAACAGCGGCCTTGCGGGCGCGCTGACTGGCAACGCGTCGACAGCCACATCCTTAGCGACGGCCCGGACGATTAACGGCACGTCCTTTGACGGTTCAGCTAACATCACGACAGCTAACTGGGGCACATCCCGCACGTTGAGCTTTACTGGGGACGTTACAGGATCTTCTTCGGTAAACGGCTCAGCAAACGTGGCGACTGCCATGACGCTGGCAAACTCCGGGGTTACGGCCGCTACTTACGGCGGCAACAACGCTATCCCGTCGATCACTGTGGACGCCAAAGGGCGCGTTACCGCTGCGAGTACGGTTACGCCTAGCGGGACCTATGCCATCAGCATCACGGGCTCGTCTGCCTCTACCACGGGCAATGCCGCAACCGCCACGACCCTGCAGACTGATCGGACGATCAACGGGGTTAGCTTCAACGGCTCGGCCAACATTACTATTACGGCCAACACGCCGAATACGCTGACGCGCGGTACTTATCTGACAGGTAGCAACTTTGATGGTTCGGCCGCCACAACGTGGGCTGTTGATGCGACTTCGGCAAATACGGCATCTAAGGTCGTTGCGCGCGATGCTTCGGGCAACTTTTCGGCCGGTACAATTACGGCAACGCTATCTGGCAACGCTTCGACTGCTTCGTCTGCCGCCATACTTACTACGTCCCGGACCATCAACGGCACGTCGTTCAATGGCTCCGCGGATATCACGACCGCTAACTGGGGCACATCCCGCACCCTGACAATCGGCAACACCGGCAAATCGGTGAACGGTTCTGGTGACGTGGCTTGGAGCTTGGCCGAGATTGGTGCGCTCCCCCTCGCGGGTGGGACCATGACAGGAAACCTGACGGTTCCTAATCTTACCAACACAGGGACGATGTTTTGGCAAGTGTCCTCAGCAGACGCTGCCGTTCAGAGGGCTGACGCGCGGGATGATGCGACCAACTTTGCTCGGCTACACTGGTATGGCCAAAGCGATGCAGCGGCAACAAGCAATTTCCGCCATGCGTGGTATGATGGCGCAGCCTATATTGATGTGACTGCCAACTCTGGCGGTAGAATAGATTTCACCGGGTCTGCCGCGTCGATGTATATCGGCACGGATCGCGTGTTCGATGACGGCTACCACCCCAATGCCGATACGCTGACGACAGCTCGGACCATTGCCTTGTCGGGCGACGTTACGGGATCAACGAGCTTCAATGGTTCTTCTAACGTTACGATTAGCGCTAATGTCGCTGCAAACGTCATTGGTGCAAGCGAGTTAAACGTCACCGGGAATGGCACCACGGCGCAGTTCTTGCGTTCTGATGGTGATGGCTCATTTACATGGGCAACTCCGACAGACACCAACACCACCTATTCGGCGGGCAACGGCATCGGGCTTTCTGGGACGACATTCAGCGTAGCGGCTGGCGGTGGTTTGACGCAAAACGCATCCGGCCTTTCACACGCCGACACTTCCTCGCAGGCCAGCGTAAATAACTCCGGCAGCGTCTACATCCAAGACATCACGCTGGACACCTACGGGCATGTCACGGGGATTACATCGACCACTGTTCCTGCGTCGGCCCCAACTACTGCACAAGTACTAGCCGCTACGGCGGGCGCAACTGCAACTGCAGTAGGAACGTATATACCTGCTTGGAATAACGCCACAAGTGCGGTAGGAGTTAACTCTACTAGGGCCGGGTCTACTCTATATTACGCCTCGTCGGCACAACTACCACCGTTTCAATCAACTTCTTCGTCCTCCGGTACCAGTACGCTCCCCGGTACTTGGAGGTGTATGGCCGCAGTAATTGCCCAAACCGGCGGGGACAAGGTTGCTACACTTTGGTTGAGAACAGCATAACGACTATGAGGGTATACCGATGAACTACCGCAATCCTGTCTACCTTGAAAATGGCTGGATCGACTGCGAAATTGAACACCCGGATTACGGATGGATTCCATTTACTTGTGATCCGAACGATAAAGGCGCGTTGTTCGACACCGCGGAACTGTTTGCAGAAATGCAGCCGCATGCCGCGCCATACGTTCCGCCGACTCAAGAAGAACTTGAGGCTATGGCCGCTGCCGCCGTTCGTGAACAGCGGGACTACTTGCTGGCGCAAAGCGACTGGACCCAGCTACCGGACGTGCCAGATGCGACGAAAACCATGTGGGCTACGTACCGCCAAGCGTTGCGGGATATTACAGCCCAGCCGGGGTTCCCGCAGGATGTGACGTGGCCTGAAAAACCCGCAACATAATCTGAAAGGAGGATCATGATGGCTAAGAAAAAACCGAACACCGTCACGATCAATGGTACTATCTATACGGAAGACCAGCTTACTGACCATCACAAGACGTTGATCGACCACATTGCGGATTTGGACCGGAAGATCGGCTCCACGCGGTTTAATTTGGATCAACTGGTGGTGGGGCGGGAAGCGTTCGTCAACATGCTGACCGCTTCCTTAGCGGAGAAACCGGACGAATAAATGCTCGGCTTTTCACCACTAGCGGCCGCCGCGCTTGGTACAATAGGGGCTTCGTCTTCAGTCGTTGTCCCTGTTGGGGCGGCGGCAGCTGGTGGTGTGGGCAACGTATTTGTCACCGGCACAGCTAACCTCGACCTTGTTGGTGCTGTCGGGACTGGCCAAATCGGCACGGCGGTCGCCGCAGCCGCCGCAGATGTGCCGGTTGTGGGGTCTGAAACTACGGGCCAAACTGGCGCCGTTACGGTTGTTGCTCAAGCAGTTGTTATTACCACGGGCGCGGCCGCGACCGGCCAAGTGGGTGCGGCTACCATTGTCGCCGAGGCAAACGTTTTGCCGACTGGCGTGGCTGGTGTTGGACAAACGGGCGACGTCGAGATCAGTGGCGCTGCCGATGTACCTACTACGGGCATCCAAACCACAGGCAGCGTCGGCACTGTTTCGATTATCGCAGAAGCAGTCGTGCTTCCGACAGGCGTTGCGGGTACCGGACAGACTGGGACAGTCGTCGTTGTAGCTAAAGCCGTAGTCATCCCCGTTGGGGTGTTCGCTACCGGTGAGGTCGGCGACCCCGTAATCATTGCCGCCGCCAACGTAGATGTGATTGGCGCTGCGGGCACTGGTCAGGTCGGGCTGGCAACAGTTAAAGCCGACGCAGATGTTCCTGTGGTTGGGCAAACCGCCACCGGCGCTGTTGGGGATGTAACGGTTGTTGCTAAAGCGGTCGTTGTCCCGCAAGGTGCTGTTGGTATCGGCCGGGTCGGAAACGTATTGGTGTGGGGAAACATTGTTCCGA